CAGAGCGCGCTCCACGCCGGCTGCAGCGCTTCGTTGATGTCGCGCTCCGAAATGATGCGGCCGCTGAACTCACAATCGAGCAGGTCGGTGACGGTGAAGTCGTGGCCTTCGACGTGGCGCTGGGCGAGGAAGGAGATCGCCGCATGCAGCGCCGAGCCGCGATCGGCGTACTCTGAGGGAATGTCGCGGGGCGGAGCCTTGAGGCTCTCCTGAAAGCTTGCGGTGCAGTTCAACCTGCGCGCAGCATTGCTGCCGCCGACGAGCAGCGAGTGTGACGACATGGACATGATCCCTGACAAGCACAAAACAAACAAAGTTCGAGTTTTGGAGAATAAAGTAGAACTGGCGCTGGTCAAGGCGGTCGAAGCCAAGGGCGGGCTGGCGCTGAAACTATCCGTTCCGGGAGTGAGAGGCCTGCCCGACCGCATCGTATTCATGCCTGCGCGGCCGGCGTTTCTGGTCGAGACCAAGCGGCCGAAGGGCGGCCTGCTGAGCCAGCACCAGATCGTGTGGCATGCGCGGCTGAAGCAGCGAGGGGTAGCGGTTTACGTCATCCGCAGAATCGAAGAGATTGAGCGGCTGCTTCCATAACTGACGAGGCCCGCGATGCTTTCACATCACGGGCCTCTGCGAGACCTGAAGCAACCAACCCGTCCGGGGACGACCGTGGGGGCTGGATCCACCAAGGACCAAAGGTGAATCTAGCTGCGGCGTCCCCCTCACGCAAGATGGAGACGCACATGCCAAATTACTTCACTCCCGGATGGCCTGAAGTAGAACAAGAGTTCTGGAGCGCCGACGAAGACTTCAACAATCCCGGCTTCGTGCGATGGCCGTTCGAGGACGACTATCAGGGGATGACTGTGAGCGAAGTTGCTCGCATCGTCCCGAACTATGTCGATGAGATACATGATCGACTGCTTGGCGGCAGTCCACCCGACACCGGACGCACTATCGACGCCGCGACCGGACGCACCGCCGGGAGCGAAGTCAGTGGACTATTCGTCAACCTGATCTGCGCCATCGAAGACGCAAGGGACAAAGGCTGATGAAGCGCGCTGACATCACCAAGCTGCGGCTGCAGCTGCTCGCCAACGGCTACGCGCCGCTTCCTAACCTCGACAAGGTCTGCAAGCTCAAGAGCTGGCCCAAAGTCGTGATCACGCCAGAGGTCATCCAGAGCTGGCAGAAGACCGCCGAGCCGGCCACCGGCCTGCGCGTCGAAAAGACGCTCGCCGTCACCGATTTCGACGTCGGAACGGATTACAACGGGCTCAAGGCGCAGTGGCTGGCCGAGGCGCAACGCCTCGCGCCGGATTACATGGCGGGGGCGTTGCTGCGCCTCAGCGCCGGCGACAAGGCGGCGTGGTTCGGCGCCACAGATAAACCATTCGGCGGCAAGCTGAAGTCGCACAAGTGGATGCCGCCGGGCTGCGACCCCAAAGATGACGACACGCCGACGTTCAGGCTAGAAGTGTTCAGCGCCGGCGACACGCGGCAGTTTGGGGCGTTCGGGCCGCACAAGCGCGACGCGAATCGCCGGGTGATTTCGGAATATTCTTGGCCGGGCAAATCACCCGCTGACACGCCGCTGGCCGACCTGCCAAAGATCACCGCGGCGCAAGCCAACGAGCTGTGCAACGCCTTCGATCGCATTGCGGCTACGGTCGGGTTGGTCTTGGCGATCAAGGATAAGCCGCCCGGCAGTCCGGATGTGTTCTACATACTGGAAGCTGACACGGTGCTGGACACCGAAGAACACGGCCAGATCACGGTCGAAGAGGCCGCCAAGATGGCGCCGCGTCCGGGTGAGGAATACTTTCGGTGCTCGGGCTCGTTCCACGACAAAGGCCGGCGCAATCCGACCTCGCACACGATCTCGACGCACAAGGAGTTCGGCGTCCAGATCTATGACTTCGCCGATGGCGTGTTCTATCGCCTCGCGTCGGCGAAGCCGGCCGACCCCCCTGACCTTTCGGCGCTGAAGGCGCTACACCTGCTGCACGGCGGGTCCGGTGGATCTGGCGGGGCTGGAGGGGGCGGAGGAGGAGGTTCTGCGCCCGGCGGCGAGCCGCCCGCGCCGGACGACGCGGCGTCGCTGTTCGAGAAGTCGAAGTGGCTGCTGGAGACGCGTGGGTACTGTGAGTTCGACGATGTGGTGATCCGGCTGTGGGAGCCCAGCGATCGCTGCCGCACCAAGCGCATGGCGTTCAAGGCGCGCTACGCGGCATGGTCAGAGCAGGTCACCGCCACTCGGCGGGCCTACGCCACCGACCTCTGGGAGTTCACACCCAAACGCATGCACATCGACCATGTGCAGATGCGGCCGGATCGGCCGTTCCCATGGTTCACCGAGAGCAGCAAGCTGGTGAAGAACACCTACCTGCAGCCGGTGCATCAGGGCGATGGCGACATCGCCGTGTGGCTGGCCTTCGTCGAGCATCTGCTACCTGATCCGATTGAACGCGACTGGTTCCTGAACTGGCTGGCGCACAAACATCGCAACCCGGGCATCCCCGGCGTGGCGGTGGTGATGATGGCCTGCAGCCCGACCGGGCCGGTCTACGGAACCGGGCGCGGCATGCTCAAGGATGTGCTGACGCGATTGTGGGGCGCGGCCTATGTGCGGCCGATCGGTTTCGACATCATCACCGGCAAGTCGGGACAGGCGGACTTCACCGATTGGGCCGCCTACGCCACGCTGGTGGTGGTCGACGAATCGAAGGACACGCCCGACGCCGGCAAGTTCAGCGACCGGCGGGCGACCTATGAGCGGCTCAAGGAGATCGTCGACCCCCGGCCGGTGACGCGGCACTTCACAGTGAAGAACCAGCAGGCGTTCTACGCACCCTGCTTCGCCTCATATCTCATATGTTCAAACAACCGCGACGCGCTGCAGATTCCGGAGAAGGACCGGCGCTTTGCGGTGCTCTCAAACGGCGCGCAATTGCCCGAGGCTCGCGCTGACGAGCTGCAGGTATGGATGGACCAGCCCGGCAACATTGCGACGCTGGCGCGCTGGCTGGAGGCTTATGCGCTGGCGGCCGGGTTCAGCGCCTACCGGCCGCTCGATACGGCGGCTAAGCGCAATATGCAGACGCTGGCGCGCACCGACATGGATGACTGGATGGATACGATCCGGGAGCGGGTCGGCCGGCAGAACCTGTTCACGTCGGAGATCATCGTCTCGGCGCTGTCGGTCTTGGCCGGATCCGAGGCGCACAGCGATCGCTTCAAGGCGATGGCGCGGCGGCGGGTGAAGATCGACAGCATGGCTCCGGTGTTCAACCTGCGGGTGCGGCGGGCCAGCGGCCGGCAGCGGGTGCTGGTCTGGCACGACTATGACGGGCCGGATGTGGCGACGATGAAGACGGAGGAGATCATGGCGGCCGTGGACGCCTCTCACCGGGACGCAGCTGGTCAGGGTGGGTTCCCCCACCTGCGTCCCGTGACGTGATCTGCTGGGACGCGGGACGCAGCCCTAAAAAAGCTGCGTCCCAGCAAATCCGATGATACATCAGTATGATATACGCCATTGGGACGCAGGACGCTAGTTTTTGAGGTTAGTATGTGTATGCGCGCGCGCATTATGCACGCGCCCGCGCCCGCCCGAGCGCGCCCGCCCGCACGGGCGCGGAGGACCTCAAAGGCTGCGTCCCGCGTCCCGGCGTCTAGATTAACGCAGCGTCATGCATCGGTCTGGACGGCGGCTGCCGACCGCGAGTAGATGTGGCTGATGCCGGCCGCCAAGCCCAAGAAGACCCCCGCCAAGCGCGCCAAGCGGCTCTACCGCATGCAGGCGCAGGCGCAGATCATCCGCTACATGGACCAGCAGGAGCGGTTGATGATCGCCCGTGAATCGATCCCGATCGAGAAGCTGGTCCAGCGCCTGACCCGCGTGGCGATGGGCCATCTTGCGGTCACTACCGCGTCGATGCGGGCGATGACGGTGCTGCTCGACAAGGCGCTGCCTGACCTGCAGAACATCACGCTCGACGCTGTCAGACGCCGCAGCGACGTGAAGACGATGACCGATGACCAGCTCGACCTGCTGATCGCCAGCGCGCCCGATGTAATCGATGTCGACAGCGACACACGCACCTTCACCACCATCGAGACTGCGCCACATCGTTGAGGCGGCGCGCGAGCGCCGATTCCGCTCCCAGATCAGACAGTCGTTCACGGCGTGGGCGATCTACAAGGGCTTCACGCCGGCCAAGCATCATGCGCTGATCATCCGCGAGATCGAGGCCTTCCTCGCCGATCCGAATCTCGACATCCTGCTGCTGCACGCGCCGCCGGGCAGCGCCAAGTCGACCTATCTCAGCGTGCTGCTGCCGGCGTGGTATCTGGCCCGCAACCCGAAGGGACGCATCCTTGCCGCGACGCACTCGAACGAATTCGCGATGCGCTGGGGACGCAGAGTCCGCGGCATCATACGCGACGATGCGGCGGCTCTTGGCGTACGCCTCGACAACTCCAATAGCGCCGCCGATCGTTGGGCGCTCACCACCGGCGGCGAATACTATGGCGTCGGCGCAGGCGTCGGCATCAGCGGATTCCGAGCGGATCTCGCTGTCGCTGACGATCTATTTGGCAACCGGGAAGACGCTTGGAGCGACGTTGTGCGCGCAAAGCGCTGGGACTGGTATCTGGATGATTTCAGCCTGCGGCTCAATCCCGGAGCGAAAAGGATCCTTATGAACACGCGCTGGCACGAGGAAGACGTCGCCGGCCGCGCCATCGAGCAGATCCAGAACGGCCATGTCCGCGGCCGCATCATCGACATCCGCGCCATCGCCGACCATGACGACGTGCTCGGCCGCGCTCCCGGAACGTATCTCTGGGACGAGCCCAACGGCTACGACTACGCAAGTTATCTCCGGAAACGAAAAGCCGAGGTTTCGCCGATGATGTGGGAGGCGCTGTTCCAGCAGCGCCCCGCGCCTGAGACCGGCGACTTCTTCAAGGCTGAGTGGCTGATTCCGTACACGGCCGGCCAGCTGCCCGCCCGATCGACGCTGAAGATGTTCGGCGCCAGCGATTACGCCATGACCGCCGACGGCGGCGACTGGACCGTGCATGTCGTCGGCGCAGTCGATCAGGACGATCGGCTCTGGCTGGTCGACCTGTGGCGCGATCGCACCAAGCCCGAGAAGTGGGTCGAGGCCTTCTGCGACATGGTGATCGAGCACAAGCCGATCGGCTGGGCCGAGGAGAACGTCCAGATCACGAGCGGCATAGGCCCGTATCTCGACAGCCGTCAGCGTGTGCGCAAGGCGTGGGTCGCCCGCGAGCAATTCCCCACCCGCGGCGACAAAGCATTCAGGGCGCAGTCTGTGCGCGGCAGGATGGCCCTCTCCGGCCTGCACGTCCCCATTGACGCGGCGTGGTTTCCGCAGTTCAAGGCTGAACTCATGTCCTTCCCGTCAGGCAAGCACGATGATCAGGTCGACGCGATCGGCCTGTTCGGCCAGCTGCTCGACCTGATGCTGCCGCCCAAGCGGCCGGAGCCGCCCAAGCCGAAACCCAAGCGCTTGGATTGGTTCGAGACCCCCGACGACCTTACCGAGACCAACTGGAAGACGGTTTAGCCATGGCCCAGACCTTCGCCCAGACCCAGCTCACGCCGATGAACGTCGGCGGCGGCGACTTCAAGGTGCCGTCGATCGCGGCGCTCGGGCAGGGCTTCAAGGACCTCGGCGCAGCCGCGGCCAAGCCGGCCCAGACGCCGGGCACCTACGTCGATCCGGTCACCGGCCAGCTGATGCTCGGAGTCGCTCCCGGAGCGAACGGCCAGCCCGGCGCGCCGATGGGCTACGACTGGAACAACGACGCCACTGCGGTCGGCAGCAGCGCATGGCGGCTGAAGAACGACCCGGGATGGTATCGCCCCGATGGGGGCGGCCGATGACCACCGAGACCGAGTGGCTCGACTACATCCGCGCCCGCGCCAGCGAAGGCTGGCGCTGGGGGTGGGAATACAACCAGCAGCTCAAGACCGACCCGCTGATGTGGGTCACGCCGATCAGCGTCGAGGTCATGCCCGACGTCGGCGTCTGGGCCGCTCGCTACACTGGAGGAGTCGCATGACCCCGCAACGCCCGAATCCGGACGATCCCAATCCGCAGCCGACGCCGCCGCGGCCGCCAAACCCCAATCCCACCCCCGAACCCGATCCGGATCCAAACGATCCCGATGATGGAGACGTCGCATGACTGCCGAGAACGGCCAGCACGAGCTGCCGATCGAAGAGCCGATGACGCCCTTGCCGGTGCAGAGCTACACGCAGCAGTCAAAGGAGCGCGTCGCCGAGGTTAATCGCAACAAGAAGCTTGAAGAGCTGTGCCTGCGCCGCATCGACGAGCTGCGCGCGCAGGGCGGCCATGAAGCGCGCTGGCTGGCGATGGCGAAGACCGACATGGAGCGCGCCTTCATGTGCATGAACCGCGCGATATTACAACCTGAACGCATCGACGGTGATTTGGACCTGCGATGAACGATCTGATGTTCATGGTGATGATCTGGATCAGCGGGTTCGTCATCGGCTTTGGCGTCAGCATGACCGAGTACTGGCGCGCCTTCGTGCGTGATCATGCGAACAGGCGGCTGCAATGAGCGTCATTCGTCTCGATGGTTATCGACGCGACCGCGGCACGGCGGCGTTCGATCGTCAGCGCGATGATCACTACAACGATTATTTGAAAGATGAGCAAGAGTACGATCGCGATCACCTCACGCGCGTTGTGCAGATGTTCGAGCAGTCCGAGGATTCAAGCCGCAAGGCGCGCAGCAAGGCCGAGAGGGACGTCGACTATTACGATGGCAAGCAGCTCACCAAGAAAGAATACGACGCCCTCGTTAAACGGGGTCAGGTGCCGCATGTGGATAACCGGGTCAAACGCAAGATACGTTACCTTGAGGGTCTGGAGCAGCAACAGCGCACGGATCCGCGCGCTCTGCCGCGAACACCACAGCACGAGGAAGACGCCAGCTCAGTCACTGACTGCCTGAGATACGTCACTGAAGAGAATCAGTGGAACCAGCTGCGCAGCCGCGTCTGGAAGGATTTGCTGTGCTGGGGCTGGAGCGGCTACGAGATCGTCTTTGAAGACAATCCCGGCAAGCCGAACAGCAAAGTCATTGTGAGACGATGCCAAGCCGATCGCATGTTCTGGGATCCTTTCTCTGAGGCCGAGGACTTCGATGATGCGCGCTATCGCGGTCTCTGCGTGTGGGGCGATCGCGATGAGTTCGTGAAGCGCTACGGCAAGAAAGCAGGCAAGGTCTTCGACGAGACCATCAGCGAAGGTGAAGTCGGCGGCACTTACGACGACAAGCCGCGCTACACGACGTGGACGTCGCGTGAAGACAAGCGCGTCCGCGCCCGCATCGTGCAAATCTACTATCGCACTTCATCGGGCATGTGGCACTTCTGTGAATTTACAAAAGGCGGATTCCTCGCCGGCGGCGTGAGCCCGTGGATCGGCGACAACCAGCAGCCCGAGCATCCGTTCGCGTGGGGCTCAGCCAACGTCGACAGGGATAATAATCGCTACGGGGAGATCAGGGACATGATCGATCCGCAAGATGCGATCAACAAGCGGCAATCCAAGTTCCTGCACTTAATGTCGGTCAGGCAAACCTTCGGCAACGAGCTGGCGATGGGCAGCATGACGACGCGCGAACTGCGCGAGCAGGCGGCGCGGCCCGATGGCCATTTCGCTCTCGGCAGCAACGTCGAGTTCAACAAACACTTCGGCATCGTGCCGACCACTGATATGGCCGAAGGACAATTCCAGTTGCTGCAGATGGCGATCGCCGAGATGGATCTGCAGGGGCCGAACGCCGCGATGCAGGGCAAGGATCCGCGCAATCAATCCGGACGCGCGATTCTGGCGCAGCAGCAGGGCGGCGCGCTTGAAGCCAACCCGACGTTCGATACCTTGAGGCATATGGATAACGAAGCCTACAAGAAGATCTGGCGCAGGATCAGGCAGAGCTGGACGGCGCAGGACTTCGTCCGCGTCACCGACGACGAGCGCAACATTCGCTGGGTCGGGATTAATGTGCCGATCATTGATCCGCAGACGGGCCAGCCGAAGGTGCAGAACCAGCTCTCGGAGCTGGATGTCGACATCATCATGGATGAAGCGCCGCACGTCGGCACCATGCAGCAAGAGGAGATGATGGCGCTGGTCGAGATGGCGAAAAGTGGTTTGCCCATCCCGCCGAAGAGCATCATCAAGGCGAGCAACATCCGCTCCAAGCATGAGATCCTCAAAGACTTGGATCAGGCGCAGCAGCAGCAGGCCAGCCAACCCAATCCCGAGATGATGAAGATCCAAGCGCAGGTCGAGGCCAAGAAGGCCGACGCCCAGATCAAGGCGGCCAGCGCCCAGCAGAAGGGCCAGATGGACGCCGCCGCGATGCAGCAACAGCAGGCGATGGACGCCGCGGCGATGCAGACCGAGCAGGCGGCCAAGGCCGAAGAGCTGCGGATGAAGCAGGAGGCCGCGGCGCAGGCCGCCGAGATGAAGGCCGCCGAGATGCAGGCCAAGCTCGACTACATGGAGCGCGAGTACCAGCTCAAGATGCAGCTGCAGCTCGCCGAGCACCAGCAGGAGATGCAGATCGCCGAGGAGAAGCTCGATCTGGAGCGCCGCAAGGCCGACCTGCAGGCGCAGGTCGCCACCCGGAAGGCCGATATCGACATGGAGATCGCCCAGACCAGCGCCGAGACCCAGACCGAATTGCTCCGGGAGAAAACTCAGGCTGGCATAGAATCCTCACGTCAGGTACACGAGGCCAAGGCCAAGCAGATCTCGAAAGGTCCGCCAGCCCAGAAATAACCCGCCGCCGGGGTCAATCGGGCGTCGCGCGCCACGCATAAATGGCATCCGCCGCCGGGATCAGCCGGGCGATCGTAGAGCCTACGATACAGGGTCAACCGAATGTCTACCGAACGACCACTCGACGAGATCTTAAGCGAAGAGCGCGACGCTCCCGAAGGCGGCATGCCGCCGCCCCCGGAAGACGATCGCTCTCCGCTGTTGGATCGTCCTCGCGATGAGCGGGGTCGATTTGCTCCCAGAACGGAAAGTGACGCTGACGACGGTTCCAAGCCGCCATCGGCGCAGCCGGATAAAAACATCCCCGACGGGTATGTTCCCATCCAAGCCATGGATGCGCGCCTCGCCAAGAGCGAGGAGCGCCTGCACGCGCTGATCCAGCAGAACCAGCAGCTCATGCTGGCGATGCAGGGCGGCGGACGATCGCAGGCGCAGCCGCAGCCACAGCAGCCGGCTCCTGACTTCTTTGACAATCCTGACGCCGCCTTCGACCACCGGATCGGGCAAGCCCTGAGCCCGGTGCAGCAGGCGATTCAGGCCCAGACCGAGCGCTTCAGCTCGATGATGGCGGTCGAGAAGTTCGGGCTCGAGCCCGTTCAGCAAGCTTACGGCGCGCTGGCGCAGCGTGTGCAGCAACTCGGGGCGCAAGACCCGACCTATCTGCGCATCATGCAAAGCCCGCACCCGTATGGAGAACTCGTTAGGTGGCATCAGGAGCAATCGGCCCTGAGCCGCTATGGCGCCGACCCCGAGGCCTACATCAAGGCCGAAGTGGAACGTCGGATGCAGGAAGCGATGCAGGGTCAACCCGGAACCAGAGGTCCGGCCCTGCCCATGCCATCGCCGATGTCAGGACCGACGCCCAGCGTCGGCCAGCGATCGTCGCCCGGTTATTCAGGTCCGCGGCCTCTCAGTGAAATCATGGGGCGATAGCGCCATGATCACGCGAGGCTCTCATGGCGGAAACCCGCTCACAGGTTGAATTAACCCCGACCACTTGGGACGACGATTTTTCGGAGGAGTTCTTCCAGAAGAATCCGTTCAGCCGCTACTCAGGCGTCGGCCAGAATAATCCGATCAGGATCAAGGAAGACTACGCCTCCAAGCGCGGCAACGGAATTACGTTTGAGTTCATCACGAATTTCAAAAGAGGTGTGATCTTAAATCGCCAGCCGTTGCGCGGCCATGAAGACAAGCTCGGCGAATATGGTGATCGTGTTTATTGGAATATGCGCAAGAAGGGTGTGAGCATCCATGAATACGATCGCGATCACGCTGCAATTGATCTCAGGAAAGCCGCGCGCACGACGCTGAAGACGTGGGCCGACGAAGACGTGAAGTGGGAGACCATCGATCGCCTCGGCGACGTCGGTGCGAACTGCGACATTCCCTACGCAACATCCAGCCTCGCGCAGAAGAATGCGTGGCTCACCAACAATCCTGATCGCATTCTTTTCGGTGCGGCGCGCTCGAATCTCGTCAGCGGCAACTGGACCACATCGATCGGCAACGTCGATGCAACCGCCGACAAGCTGACGCGCGATGCGCTCTCGCTCCTGAAGCGCATGGCGCTCACTGCGTCGCCGCGCATCACGCCGATCGAGGTGCAGTCGCAGAACCGTCGTCTCTTCGTGGCGTTCGCGCATCCCTTCGTGTTTCGCGACTTCAAGAAGGACACCGAGAACGTGCGCGCTGCAGTCAGCGTCGTGGAGCGCAACGAATCGATCTTCTTGGGCGGCGACCTGATCTACGACAACGTCGTGTTGCATGAGGTCGACGATATGCCGGTGTATGTCGACGCCGGCGCAGCAGCAACTGATGTGTCGCCGGTCTATCTGATGGGCCAAGAGGCGCTCGGATGGGCGATCAAGTCGCGCTATCGCACCCGCGAGCAGGAAGACGATTACGGACAGGTCGAGGGCATTGGCATGCTCGGAAAATGGGGCATGAAAAAATTGGCCTATGGCCTCTCCGACGTCGCCGAAACCGGCGTCACCGGCAAGCAGCGCGGCGTTGTCACCGGCCTCTTCGCGGCGGACGGCGATTGATCCGCCCTCTGGTCTCACTCGAACTTAACGGAGGCCCAGATGGGCAACTATTGGACTAATGCGGTTCGTCATCCTGAAGACATCGGCGTCGGCCACATCCGCCGCACGGTGGACTACACCGAATTCCCGACGCAGGCGCAGAGCGACGGCAATCCCGCCAACGCGCTGCCGATCGGCTGCCTTGAAGCGGGCGCGATCCCGTTGCGTGTGCTGACCTATGTCGCCACCGTCTTTGCCGGCGGCACGCCGGGCGTCACGCTCGGCACGGCGACGGTTCCGGCGGCCTTCGCGCTCGCCGTGGACACGGCGGCGACGGCGCTTGGCTACAAGACCGCGGCGACCGGCGTCGAGATGGGCAAGCCGCTCGCGGCTGACACCATCTTCTACGCCTACACCGCATCCGGCGCGACGGCGGGCAAGATCACGCTGACGGTGGAGTTCGTGAACAAACGCGAATCGATCGTGCGACCATTCCCGAACAACTGAGTCGGGCGTTGAACAAGAGCCGGGCGACCAAGCGCAAGCGCGCCTTCGTCAAGAAAGCGACGAAGCGCGCCAAGGCGATGCAACGCCCGGCGAAAGCCAAGGCGAAAGCCAAACCGAAACCAAAACGTCAGGAGGCCAAGATGGCCGAGACACGTTCATCGCAGTCGCTGGGCGAAGCCGCAGATGCGGAAGAGAAAGCCCTGCGCAAAGGCAAGGGCGGCGCTGGCGGCAACGCCACCGTCAACGTCTATGACGACATCAAGGGGCCGGAGAGCTTCACCTACAATCCACGGTCCGATGATCCACAGGAGACTGTCGTCTTCGGCAAGCTGGTGAAGAAGGGCGAGGCGGTCGAGTTCGATGATCCGCGGCAGATTCAAAAGCTGCGCAACAACCAGTCGTTCTGGGACGACGCCAAGCGCAAGAAGATGGATGAGAACAACGCCGCGCGCGTCGATAACGAAGCTAAGGCGCGCGCCGTCGCCACCGAGCAAGAACTGATCGAGGCGATGGCGATCGGCGAGAACGGCGAGGAGATCGACACTCGTCTGCCTGAAGCGCCGCAGCTCGCCAGCATTTCGCAGGCTAAGCAGCGCAAGCTGGTCGAGGAGCTGAACCGCATCCAGAACGCCGAGCCGCCACCGCCCGAAGGCGGCGCAACCCGTCGCGGCCGCAAAGCCAGCGACGAGTAAGCCGGCATGCCAACTCGATCGCGGCAGGACCTCATCTTCAGGACGCTCAAACTGCTCGGCGCCGCAGGCGTCGGGCAGACTCCAAGCGATGAGGACCGCGCCGCGGTCGAGGACCAGATTGACACCACGCTCGACATGCTGATCGCCAAGCAGATTTGTGATTTTCCATCCCGGAATGAGTTTCACAGCGCGCTGATCCAGCCGCTCGCCGTCCGCCTCGCGACGGTGGTCGGGCCCGACCTCGCGGTCGGGACGCTGGTTGGCTACGGGACCGCGAGTTTTCCAGAGATCGCAGCGTTGGCCGAGCA